GATCTAGGAAATCTTAAAAATGATGATCTATATATCAAAGTTACAAAGTTTAACAAAGTGTATCTCGGAGATAATTTGCTGATTGGTTGCTCAAAAAATTTTAAAAAAGAAATGATAATTCCATTATCTATACCTTTGTCAGAGTCTTATTGCATATCGTCTCAAGTTTTTGCTCAGTGCTTAATACCAGAAAACTCATCAAATTCTCCCTCGATGTTGTGTCATCAATTGACCTCTTTAACTCTCGGGATATCATTTAAATTCAAAACAATGTGGGAAGATAGATTACCTAATTATAAACCAGACCTGAAAATTAAAATTCCAAATTCTGATGATCTGATAGTTGTTGATATAACATCATCCAATGTATACAAAAAAATATCATCCATGCCCAAAGATCTACTTTGCATTAGTATCAACAAATATGAAATTCTATCCCTGGTGAATAGTAGGTTCATTAAATCACTCTCTGAGCTCTCCAAGAGGAATGAATCTATAGATACAAGCTTTGTGTTGGAGATGGCTAAGAATCAGAGTTCAAACCAAGATCTTCTAATATCTGATGAGACCTTAAGTTTCTTTAGAGATACAGCATCAGAGAGATTCATCAAAATGAAAATAGCTTCAAATGAGGTTTTCGATGAATATAGTGATCAAATACTTGAAGATGAGAAAGAAGAAGTCACAAAGACAAATGAAATAAACCAAGAAATTTGCAGAGAATTCAAGTGTCTTGAAGAAGATTTAAACTCCCTATTTAAAAGCAAATATGATAGTGACTATTATCAATTTCCCATTTTAAAACTATCTAACACAGTTATTTATGAATCAAAAACTGAAGTCAAGGAATTTTCAGTTATTGAAAAGAGAGTTGTTGATGGCTTTTATGACTATGGCGATAATGAAACTGAAATGGAAAAAAGGCTTTACACTCCTGAGTCTTCCATGATTGTTGAGACCAAAACCTATATTTCGATAATGGATTACCCTAATGACAAAAACAAGAAAAGAAATGATCTTAAGATGTACTTTAAAACGCTCTTTGATGAATTTGATTATCTAACAACAGCTTGGAAGCATGTTCTCAAAGAGAGGGTTTTTGAAAAACTAGGCATAAAAATTGAAGGTTTATCTAAGAGAAACAGAGTTTCAAAATCATTTGAGCAACAAAAAAGAGTGAGAGCAAAATTTGAGTTAAAAACCTTTTATTTGAATGACATCAAAATTGATGTTGATCCTGATCATGTCTCTTATGTAAAAAAATACAATGCAGAAAAAATATTGCATTTCCTCTCTTTAAGCAGGGATTATCACATACTTAGATTCAAAGCCAGGATTAGTCAATCTATATGCTATAATAGAAAGCCTGAAAAATGCTTTAGAGTGAATCATTGGATATTTAAGAACATATATGCTCTTGTTAAAATCAAAGGTTTAGTTTTTGAGAAAGATAAGGGTGTAGTTTATGTCTCTTACTTTCAAGACCAACATTTATATCGAACAGAAAAATGGAGGCTTTCTGATATAGAGAACTTTTCAATAGGTCACCACAGATTAGTCTGTATTTTGACGTCATTGTATCTGTCTATCAAAGAACCACCAACCATGTTGATGATGGTCATCTATTCAAGAATCATAAATGAAAATTCCTGGGGATTATCACTGTTTTTAAAAGCATATAGATATTTTTCATCATCTATATGCATGTCTTCTGATGATGTTAGTGGATCATTGGCAAAAATGATTAAGGAAATAAACAATTCTGTTAAGAACAAGCTTAGCTTCAGATTAATCATAGATGAAATATATAAGAAAGCAAAAAAGAAAAATATACAAAAAGGCAAAACTCCATTGTTTAATCTAGATTTCAATAATATAGGTTGGGAATGCTTCTTGATGAATCTCTGTCCATCTGACACATATGGAAAATTGAGGCATCTTAACAAAACCATAAGTGAGCTAGCTGATGAGATAGACCTATTCGATAACAACTTTGGTCACATAAAGGAGTTGTACAGCGATTTTGATAGGATAATCTCAATCTCTAAGTCAAAAAAAGTAGGTGTGAATGACCTTAAGGACGAGCTCAATAATCACTTAAAGCTAATCAACCGACTATCAGAGAATACTGACCAAAGATTTACCTTTTCTCCTTTTTCCCTGTTGCTCATCTCTGATATGATTCCTAATAATATATCCTTTTCAAGCACACAAGGATCTGTTCCATCCCTTTCAGAACTAATGACAGCTAAGGGTAGTACAGATTCCGAAACTTCTAAGCCTTGTACAGCTTTTGAATCAATCAGCAACTTGGCGGTTAGATCAAATTCAACAAGTACCTCATTGATTGGATTAAATCTCTTAATTAATCTAAAAGATAGAAAGAGGAAGATAGATTTAACTATGAGAATGTTTGATAAAGATCAAATAGGTGGTGACAGAGAAATATCAATCATGTCAAATGAGATGAGAATTCTTCAAGTCATCACTGAAAAATTTATGGTCAAAGTAGCTCAGCTAACAGGTGTAGATAAACTAAACGATAAGAAGAAAACATCAGAATTCATTAATAATTATGAGAAGTCGATGGCAAATAATAAAAGATTATATCTCACTGCTGATCAGAGCAGGTGGGGCCCCAATTTTAACACTCTCATATTCTCACTTTTAAGTTTAATGATGTGCTCAAGAACAACAGAATCATACATTCCTTTTATTATTTGCCTAATATCAGAATTCAAAGTCTTTGAAATGCCTTGCTGGATTCCTAATTTGCTGAATAGATCAAATTTCAGATATACCATTGCCGGAAAATTGGGAAGAAATCATATGGGTCAAGGAATATTTCACCAATCTAGCTCTTATTACCATTCATTAGTAATCCTAAGAATAAGACATTTCATGATGAAATTATTTAACTCTTACAAAGAAAGAGGGTTCTTTAAATACGTTGACCTAGCAATAGAGAGTCTGGTTACATCAGATGACTTAGTAATAATAATATATTTCTATGGAAACATTGAAACTTTATCAGAAGATGAAAAGATTAGGATGGAAACAATATTGTTAATCATGAAAAGGTATTTAAAGAGAATTAATAAAGTATTCATCATTTTTGGCATTAAAACTAGTGATTACAAAAACATTTTGTCTAACGAGTGCGCAGAGTTTAATAGTATATTTTTAAGTGTGAAAGGATTTGGCTCAACTGATATCAAATTCTGCTATTCATTACTGGATCCATCTACAACAGGTAACTTCATCAATGACTTTAACTCTACATATGATTGTTATGTTACATCAAGAAATTCACTGTGCTCTCATGCTACCTCACTTTGTATATCAAACATGAATCTAATTAAGTTTAGCAAACAATGGAAAATTGATATGAAATATCTAGGCTTCCAAAAAGATGAAACACTGATAAGGGGTTTGCCCAAGATATATGACATTAAAGAAAAAGATGAATATCTTGAAACAAACCTCTCAACACCTAGCAACTTAAAATTCAAATTGAGGAAGATGGTTAATTCAGAAGTTAAAACAGGAAATGAACTACTAGATGGAATAGTTAAATCATCATTATACAAGCTAAAAGGAACTAGAGAAAGAACTGCTAATAGATCAATATTAACATTTTCTAAAGAGGAAAATATAAGACTTGAGTCACCTTTCTTCCGGATGTTTGGCCTTCTAGGAGAGACATATAGAGCTTTTGCCAGAGAAGTCAACAATGATACAGATCATATAAGAATGATATTAAATCCAGATTATCAGACCACATTTGAATGCTATCCTGAAGAAAATAAAAGTCGAACAGGAAATTATAAAATGCTTAAACTAAGAGAATCTCTCAATTATGAACTTAGATTATTTGACTTTTTAGTTAGTCATTATCCTAAACAAGATTATTTATCTAAGGATATGGACAAGGTACAACTCCACATGATGCGGCGATACTCTAGGTTAGAAATATTAAATCCAGCTTTCGACCCTAAAGAGGTCAAATTATCAGAGGCTCTGGAGATCTGTGATTCAAAGATAAGAGATTATGAATTGTTAACAACATCTTGTAATGCTTACATTTTTGATGAAAATAAAGATCCTATAAACTACACAAGATACATCTACTATCCTCCGGACTCAATTAAATTCATAAATGTATCTCACTCAATTAAATACTGCATAAATTTAGATAGATTAGATCCTAAGAAAAGGTATTTCAGTAGCTCAAAGATACATATAGAACGACTTACCTTTGAGAACTTAAAACCCGAGCTTCATTCTGAATCTATAGGGACAGTGGTGAGACAAGTAAATTTATTAGAAAAGAATGTGGATTTAGTCACTTTAGAAGAGTACCTTTATCACAAATTTCAAAATTTATTTGAATCTGAGATAAAATATAGAGAAGAATCAAATGAGGAGATCTATATTAATATAGAAGTAGAAAAGAAAAAAATATCAGGATATCTTAATCCTGTAGACTATAAATCACTCGAGTCATCAAACAAGTTAGAAATGGATGATCTGATGAATCTTGAAGGGGTCGAACTAGGAGAGGATTTTGGAGAAATAGGTGGAATTGACTTACAAGGTGTAACTGAAAATGAGAATTCAAATACAACAAATGGCGAAGATCTAGACATTTATGATGATGAGAATGATGTCAATCTTGCAAAAGATCTGTTAACTCAGTTAGAGAAAGTGAATTACAATGATATAAGTGTTGTTAGTTTTAAACTTAAAAACAGGTATGGATTTCTCTCGAATAAAACATGGACACTAAGATGTCTTTTATATGAAATATTAGTAAATAGGTTATGTCATGAACAGATCCTTTGGAAACCAGGAAACTCTGAGTTCAATGTTTTTTCAAAAAATGTAATAAATTCAACAGAAAGCATTGATATTAGGAAAAGGATATACACATTCGACATGGATCTCTGCAGAATATTAAAGCAAATCATTTCTTCATCAGAAAGCAATATAAGGTCGAAAAATAATTTTTATGATAAAAGAACTCAAATAAAGTTGCTTACTAACTTGATATGTGACTCATTATCTGAAAATGAAATAAATAAGCTATTAATAATGGAAAACCCAAGAGTTAGTTATACAACAACACCTCAAGGCACGATAATAAATGATGTCAATAATGTGTCAGAGATACTTTTATCTTTATTTAACTAACTTGGTTTAATTTATCTTCTAACATTTGATTGTGGTTG